ATCCCTCTGGATTTAAGATATTTCACAGCATTCCTAAAGTCCGGAGACTTCATATTGCCTTCTAGTATTGGTATGTATTCTAATGGAAGAGCAATAAATGTTGGTTGCTTATCAACGTGGAATTGACCTACCTCACCGACCAATTTACCTAGGTCTTGGATCTTTTGATATGATGCCTGTAGAGACTTTAATATGTTTACGAGCTTGCGGCCTTTTTTACCACACACCCAACATTGCCACTTTTGATTGATTATGTTTATAGACAACTTTGGTTTAGGGTGGTGGCAGTATGGACAGTTAAACCAGATGTCACCATGGTGCTTATCGTGGCCATGGCCAAGAACACTCTCTAATATCTGCTTTATCTTCTGTCTAATCATGTACCCTTAATATAAGAAATAACTTCGACAAAAAAAATTATTTTGGGAGGTTTGTTTCAAAAATTAACGATTTAGATCTGTCTGTAAATTTAACCGAAACGAACTTGCGGGAGCCAACACAATCATTGTAATAGTCATCACGAATCATTACATTTGTTTTGTGTTGGATGTTTTCTTCCATGTAGTTTACTTGGCCTTTAGTCTCACCTAGGAATAGGATTTCAAATTGAAAATTGTCATATCCGAATTTAGCTATGTCTGCTGTAAGAGATTTAGACGACCCGACATAAGTCTGCCAGTCAGATTCCTTTCTGACTATTTTCCTTCGGGTCTTGCCCTTTACTTTAACTCTTCTTGTGGTTCCGAAGTACTTCCGGCCAATATACTTTTTACCATTTTTACTATTGGTAATTATATAAACAAAACCGAAAAATCCTTGGGGAACTTCAGACAGAGATTTGCCTTTGTACTTCCAGTGACTCATTATTTATTATGTATCAAACCTAATGACATATGAGGTGTCATATTTTTCTGACTTCTTTATAGGTTGCCCTAATTTTCCGACTACAAGAAGATTATTATCATCATCATATAGACCAACCGTTGTGACATAGGGATTCCATGCAGATGAACTAACAAATCCATGCATAACACCGCTAGAACTTATAACAGAGTGGTTGGTGCTTGCATTAAACTCATTCTTACTAGCATTGCACATATACTCATGTTCTTCTATTACATGGGTGTTTTTAAAGGTGAGATTGCAGGTTTCAAAATAGTTGTCGGGGCCGCTGTGTAAAACTATAATGCCATGAGTATAGAATACATTACCAGCCTTTGACAGGGTCGAGGGATTTATAAGATTTCCATTAGAGTCGTCTATAACTGTCAAGGTGAATGGTGAGGTCGTAGTAATTTTAACACTGCCGGGTTTGATCCCATCTCCAATCATTAGGTGTGGAATTGAAATTACTCGAGAAGTTGATAATGGGTCAATAAGGGTTCGGAGGGATCCCGTATGAGTCTGGTCTAAAAGCCCCCGAGCTTCACCATTAGAGCCGGTAAGAGCGAATGGCACTTTCATATAGAAATCTGTGTTTATAGAGCTATAGATGTCTCGCTGGTTATATCCATTAGTAGTGGCAGTGTCAGCAAGACCATACTCTCCGGTATTTTCTTTTCCAGTATATGAAAATACTTCAAGACCATCAAAACTACCCGAAGACCCAACTATACTTATTGCATAAGATTTATGAGCAGTGTGTCGGGTTATGTTTTTAGTAGCTACGGTTTTGAAAGCTGCTGAAGATTTCATGTCCTAGTATTCCAAACGGACCCTAACTAAAGCCTCTCTGCTAAATGATTTTAATAGTGGCTTACTGAGTTTAGCTACAGCCAAGAGTTCGTTATTGTCATCATAAAGACCAACTGTGGTTATATATGTCTTTGGATTGCCAACCATTGATGTATGTAGGAATGATCCATCATCTAAAGTTGTATTGACATATGTTGGGTTGGATGAATGGTTAGCAGCGTATGAAGGAATCCTACAGAAGTATGTTCTAGAGTGTAGGTGTTCTGTGCTTCTTGCTTTGAAATAGTTACCACCTTTGACTGCATTAAATAGGTTGAGTGAACCAGATTTAATAGGAGTTGTCATTGGAGCGTACCCATCTGTTCCGCCATCATAACTCCATTGGGTTATAGTAGCTGAAGAACTAACTGACGAATCCACCTTTACAGTGTCAAAAACCATAACACCATGGTTTGGATAGAATTTTCCATATGAAGTATAAGTTGCACCTGCTGCTGCACCTAAAGCAATAGAGCCAGAGACTATATCAATAGGCCCATCCCCAAGATCATTACTACCAGAACCTACCATTGTGTCAACGAACTTTATAATTTCACCGGCACCTGAACCAGATAAATGCAATTCCCAATTTCCAGAGTCTGCACGTTCTTTTAATTGGTTCCTACCAATATTAACAACATAAATTGAATCTGTTGATCCTGAGATGTCAAATTTGAAATCTGTGTCTGACGCTCTTTTATCTTCTAAAAGGGCTGCATATTGAGAGTATATAGCTTTTGTTGGAGTCATCTTATCAGATTGACCTTCTAGACCTGTTCCTCCATACCCATTAAAGTGACCATAAGCTACAGAGAACTGGGATACCTGGGTTGGGTCTGCAATTGGGTCTGCACGATAGACATCTAAATAGTATTCACCGGATGATGCATACTGAAGTGAAGATGTGTGCATCTCCGAGCCAGTTAGCGTTGTGTCGCCACTTGCCCACATTGCCGAATTTATTCTGTCACCAACAGAATTTAGTATTATGTCCGAAGATATTATCTGCGGAGGGTTGGCATCGTTTACATATGTAGTAAACTCGATGAATGAAGAATTTTGTGCTGATATTTGTTGTATTGAAGACATTATTTATTTTCCTATTAACCTACTGTCAATCCCACCGTTACGGGACTTATACTTAGGGCTACAGTACTAGTTATTCCCGTAGTTCCACCGATGATGGTTATTGTTGTGGTTTGTACAGCGTTTGAAGTATTATTACCTGTGAAGGCTATATTAGCAGTTCCACTTGAATCTATGACTTGGTAGATGTATGATATCGAACTTCCATCATAGGTTTGGCTGTCACCGAAACGTGCTAAGTTTCCGTTAGATATGATTGCAGTATAGGATTGATCCACAGAGTTTGCGCCGCCGCCAGTTGTGGTTTTAGCTGTGATTCCTCCCAGACTTCCATGAGCAAGAGGATAAGTTGCATTGCTAGGAGTTAGTACTAGTTTAGGTAGTTTCTGAATGTTTTTATCTAGAGTCATGAGCTTATACCTCATAACTTTTGACTCGTCAGGAACTGCTTCTACCATAGGTAGGTTTTCTATAGCTTGTCCATAGTAATTTGTTCCTTTTCCATGGTTTTCATCCCATAGGGTATAGTCGACCTCATCGTCTGCTAGTGCAAACTTTTTGATTTCGAACGTTCCAGCAGCAAGTTTTGCTCTGCCTCTTTTTGTCAATATAGCATCGACTGTTATTGTTGATTTGTCTAAATATCCCATTGATATACTCCTTTCGTATATATAAATATCTTAAATATTGATTATCTAATCTGTATTTCTCCAAGGGATGTTAATGGCCCTTGGGTTGTTGTTAATTCTACTGGATTTGTCTCTACGACTTCGATTGCACATTTAATATTTGTACTTGCGTCGAATAATCCCTTACCTGTAACTGTGGGGTCGTTTACCAAGTTTATAATTCCACCTATAGAACCTCCGACTCGGCCATATTTAGATCCTGCATATCGCTGGTTCTGAATTCCTGCTGGGAGGAAATCTTGTGCTTGGACAGAGGTGTCTTTACCAGACCCAGACTCCTGAGTTCTGTAACGCCTACTCGATGACATTCGATCATACATTGGTACATCAAGAGAAGTCATATTGTTTACTCCATACGACGTAACTAGTGAATCATCAAAGCTATTGGGCAAATGGCTACTGGCATTCACGTGAGTATCCCGACCATGAACTATATAGGTTTTTGCAGTGGCGGTAATTAGAGGATCTGGCGTATCCGTGCTGAATGAGTAGAGTGTTGTGTCTACGCCTTCTACCTGTTCATATGTAAAGTTTGCAAACGACTGTGACACCCTTGTGATCGTAGGCCTTTCAAGTAGGTTTGGCTTGATCAATAGCCCGGTTTGCTTATTAGCCCTTGCAGGGAGTAGGGATTCAAGTTGTAGAAATAATGAGCTATCAAAATACTTCAAGGCTTTTAAATAAGCTCCAAAGGTTGGAGATGCTTGGTATTTCTGCCAATAATGATTTCGGATGTGACTCAATTCCTTGTATATTGGTCTATATGCATCCCTTGGATTACCAACAAAGTCGTCGAACTTCGCACCGCCGATTTGGTGAGATATGTCGAGATCTATATCGTCATTAGGAGAAAAGAATACTCCTAATAGTGGAGAGTCTGGAGCAGACAGTTGTATTGAACTAGAAACTACTGAAGAGTCCTTATATAGACTTCCAGAATATGTAGAAGTATCAATCCTAATTTTATCTGATACTGCTCTTGTGCCGATGATTTCAGGAACAACTGTGTAGAATGTTTCCTCTTCATATTGCCAGTCTGCTGCAAGTCCCGTATATCCAGACCCTGATATTGTCATATCAAGAGCAGCTACAGACGAACCGGAAAATGGTGTAGTAGATATATTTTGGTTGGGATGCTTTGATGTAAGGGTTGCACTATTCAAACTCCCAGTTGATCCTGCAGCACCTAGTGGCCATCTGGCAACCAAATCAGTATATGAGGAGGTGTAGGTATTTCCTTCTATTGAGAGTGGCGATAAAACGTGATTATCAAATACAGCGTCACTTAGGATCGTGTTTGTTGGGAATGTCCAATATCTTAGTTCTTGCATGCTTCCAGTAAATCCAGGAAGAGTGCCACCGGCGACGACAGAACCGGAAGTCATATTCCACTCATAAGTTCCTGAGCCTCCATGTGGACTGTGGCCCCCTAAGGTAATGCTTTTAGGATGGTTAGATCTATTCCAGTTATTGCTGTATTGAGGATGACCGGGAGAAGGTATATCCCATGATATAGATTCACTGTGGGTTATCTTACCAGCAGAGTGGTCAGCAGCTTTTTTTAGGTGTAGGTTGAAGTTATCCGAGTCGTTGATCCCAAACTGGATGTTCCACCAATCATTATCAAATATCGGATGATAAGAGGATGTTGTAGCTACAGCTGAAGAAGCGCTTTGTGCGCCTATCCATAATCGGCCATGATTATGATATGCAGAAGAGGTGTTAGATGCAGATGGATGGGCCTCTATTTCTATCCCCCAGTATTTGCCGCCATGAATCAATAATGAATTTTGAGGCTCCGAAGCGTTAAATCGAAGTTCAATAATATCTGGTGCTTTGCCTGTAGATATGTGGCTATAATTCTCAGCCTTTAATTTTGCCCAAGGAGCAATGACCTTTTGACTCCCATTAAAATTAAGAGAGTATCCAGAATTTTCATACTTGATATATTGCTTGGTCGACATCTCCTTGGGAGTTCCGCCATACTCTTTTATACGTAGGGTTGTAGGTGGGAGACCATAAGTATTAATCAATGCCCTTACCGACCTTTCGGTTCCTTTTGTACTTAGAAGATAGGGTAAATTATTTAGAGTTCTAGCCCAAACTTCCTTTGTAATGTCTTCAGTAGGCATCGATGTTTCAGTGACCCAATTCTGGGTGCTCCCTGATTCAGTTGTTTGGTAACTACCAGAAGCATCCGTGCCAAGTTTATATGTCCAGAGGTCTTCGAAGTTATATCCATTTATACCATGCCAACCCAAAGACTTAAGAACATCCCAAACTAAGTCCTTTGATAGTCCTAGGTGAAGTTCATTCTGTCTGTCATGAATCATATCCATGTGATCAATATAGTTGTATACATGATCGAAAGATTGCCCAATCATATTAACAAACATTAAGTAGTTTGCATTTTCAGGATCTAGTCTTACGTGAGCTGGAATTGTTTTTTCTAAATTGTGTGCATTGTCAATATCATAGTCTAGCGCAATAGTTGATTGCGATGTGTACCAGGCAATGGCAGCAGAGGATGTTGAGTGGGCTAAAGTGTATGGCTGGGTAGTGTTTGTTTTCGGCCATGTAGAAGCATTGAAGATGCCATAAGATCCATTTTCATATGAAGATGATTTTGTATATAGATATTCCTCATAACCATCGAACTTAGATACTATGTTATTTTTTTTAGTTACAAATTGGATTCTATTTGTTTCTGCTGCTGGAGAATCAGAAGAACTTAAAACCGCGGATTGAGAATCATAATATTCTATTAGCTGAGTTTTGTATTGAAAATTGTCAAGACGTTCCTTGGCTGAGCTAAAATGAATAAAGTTTTTATATTCTCTATAGTCCATTCCTAATTCAGCAGAAGTTGCTGTGGATGAACTAAAGAATGAATTTAGCAGTTTATTTTTAACAGTCTCATCGGTACCTAAAAGGGAGTCCCAAGTTTCATACTTTGAAGATAGTGGACCTTGGGCTGTAGAAGAATTGATCGTGAAGTCTGCCAGAGCCATTTGATTAACGGGCTCGACAAATGCTGGTTGGGCAATCGTGAATGTGAATTCCCGAGGTTCTGTTATTTGGACCTCCAGCTTAGCAAGCTGTCCCGGTTTTATATTACTTGGGAGAGGCTTTGCTAATTTTATAGCTACCTTTTTGTTTTCTGGGAATGCGCCCTGAGAAAATGGTAGTTTCTTATAATTTATAACGTCGAGGACTGAACCATTCCCAAAAGATAGCACCAAGACATTCTGAGTATTTTCAAAAGTCTCAAAATCAGGAAGGGCCTGGATTTCATTTCGCAGTATAATTGATTGGGCGAGAGCTTGGGGATGGGCTTTTGCTAGAGGAAGTGAATCGTGAATTCCTAGAATTATTTCATCTTTTTTATTTGAAATAGATTCAATATAGAACTCTACATTTCTCGATGGCATTGTGTCTAGAGGGGTGACGTGAGTATGAAGCCTTATCGAATAATTCCCAGGATAATTCGGAGAGTTTTTTATTATCTCGCTTAGATCTATATCAAGAGTTGCAGGAAGGACTATAGGCTCGCCTGTTGTAGAATCTACTACTGGGTTAGCATTAGCAAGAGTTTGAAAAGGAGGATTTAAATAAACATTCAGCTTGGAATTGTCTACGAGACTATCCCCAACATAAAGTTGCCACCTGAAGAATATGCTATTTGAATCCTGGTTGGTTAGATTAGGAGATAGGTAGGCATTTGGTATATCTGATAGTCCTGGTATGTCCTTTCTTTTGATGATGCTCATTTAGTAACTCTTAAAATCGTGAGGTAGTATTTCATTTAGGGAGGATCGCTTATATACTATGTTTCTCATATCTAATGTTATAGGTAAAGGCTCTCCAGTATATACCATGGCCTCTGTTGGTACTACATCATGAAGGGTCTTATTAGCTGTAGTATAAATACTCACATCTGGATATCTCGTAGGCCCAGAGGTGGAGGTGTCTTCGGAATCGTATTTACAAGAACCATCGTCAATTCCTGCTGCAGGGTTATAGTTGTTTGCGTCAGGATCAGTGCATCCCCTTTGGAGATTAGGTATATCTCCAGATCCGGAAAGTGGATCAAGGTACAAATATGCCGCTCCGGGTGTGTCCGTGTGATGAAGCATGTCCACCTTTGACTCATCTGCCTCAGTTATCCTCAGCCTGATGGTCCCAGCACCATGGTTTGTCCCTACGTGAATTTCATCGAAATGTAGGAATTGTTGGACGGAATTCAAGGCGTCTTTTAAAGTTACACCCACGGGAGGGTTCTGTACTGCTTGTTGCCAATATTCTTCGATGCTCCAGGATTGAGTCGTGTTAGAATTCGTCGTTACCTGGGTTAGATCTAGGTATAAATATGTCCGACCATCGAAGGAGTGAAGGAATCTAGCCGTAGATGGGCCACGCATAGATGTGTATGGAGCTTGATCGTTGGTTGAATGGTATATATCAAGGTTATCGTACCACCCCGATCCTCTTTGATTAACAGGCATTATTCGTACACTCTAAACATATCATCTAGTATGTGATATGTTGACGTTCCTATATGGTCAATCCTGACGTGGAACTGATATAGTCTTTCAGGATATAAGCCGCTCAATTTAAGATTCGCAAAGTTACCTGTAGCATCACAACTGATCTTTGTGTATGTTGTATCAAATGGAACTACAGTTTCTCCTGTTCGAACATCGACTAAAGAATAGTAACTTGAGGTTGGTAGATATTCTACGAGGGCAGCTGTTGAAGCTGTGTATGTTGCGGTAGGATATTTTGCTCGACCTGTAAATCTAAACTTAGGCGTTGAGTTGATTTTGTATGTGCCAGGGTTGGGGGTTTGGTAGACGAAATATTCTTTTGCTAGATCTACTGCATTTAAGGATCCTGTGGTATGTGTAGAATCGTCATAATGGATTTCAAGACGAGGCTTATATATGGTTGGGGTTTTTGTAGAATAAAAATTCACATATCCATAATGATCACCATCAATTTCATTTGCAGAGGCTCTTCTCAATAGTAAGCCTTTATCTGTTTCAGCGCTTAACTCTACAGCTTTTACAAGGGGAGTTACATCTATCCTTAAATCCTTAACTCTATCTGCTTCCGCAAATGTAGTTGGGGATCCAATAGAGTGAGGATAAGATTGGCCATCCCAATTAGAAACCGACGAGGATGGGTGGTTCCAAGAAACTCCGATAGAGGTTTTAGGTGTATGGGTTGACTTGCCAAGACCAGGAGACCATGGAGCTGCATTATCTCCAATTTCATATGAAAATGAATTATTGGGCACCCCTTCATTAGCCATGTATAAATTTAGCTTATAGGCTCCAACGACTATTCCATCAGTAGCCATTGAAGAGCTATTGGCATGCAAGCCAAAGTCAAAGAGGATCCTGGTGTTGAATGTGCCAGAGACTTCTGAACTCGATACTGTCTTTCTCAACTCTAGAATTTCATCCCTTGATGTGTTCATCTTCGGGTAGCGCTCATATACAGTTGCAGTGTGTTTTGGAAATATTGAATATATCATAATTTAGAATCCTACAATTTTACCACGTATATCTTTGTCTGGATATTTCACTTCGAAGATGGAGGGGTCTTGAGAAGGATAGACTACATTATTTGCTGTGGCTGCCTCAATATCATATGCGTTGCCAGAATATCCAGAAGCTACACTAGAATTATTTTTAATTAGGATGCTGGATACTGCCTGGACACCATCGACCACACTCATTTTAGCTACCAGATCTCCTATCATAATAGGTTGGTTGAATTGCCACTTGTCTATGTCAAAATATTTTTTCATCATGTCAATTGTTTGAACTAGTACTTCTTTACCATTATAGCTAGGCAAAACTACAATTTCAAAATCAATACCGATATTAATCGGAAATCCAGGTTTAATATTAATGCCATCGGTAAGAATTCTATATTGGCTTAAATATGTTTGAAGGTTCTTGATGGTGGTTGAGTTTGTAGTAGCTAAACTGTTTGATGCATCATAGCTTAGTACATACATATTTAATGCAAGAGGATTAGGGTCGTCAGAATTATTTATTCTATCATCTGGAGCTACATATGCTTTGGCTAAGGATCCATATTTTGGAGGCATAGCATATACTCTAGCTACATAGTCCTCCATCGTAACAGCACGATTTTGCGAAGCATATGCTCCCAAAGCATTTTGTCTGATTTCCTCGTTTGTTTCTGCGGAGCGACCTCCAGATGCAGGAGCCTCATTTGTTACTGCTAGAGAATCTTTTACTATGGTTACCGTTTCAGCTACTAAGCCATCCTCATCTAGACCTATGGTTTTTGATACTATGTTATTTATTGCTCCTGAAGTAACATTCGAAGAAATGCCGCCACCCTTCAGATACCTTATAGTTAATTTTGAAGCAGGGGCTTGGCCATATGCTCTGGTGTGCATCATATTGGCAGGATCAAACGACACATCGAGTTGGGCAGCATTTCCTATTTCCAATACATTTCCTATAGTTGAAGGATTGGGAACTATTAATTCGTCAGGAGACGCAGAAATGCCTGCTCCGAAGTTTAGCTCTGTATGGTTGTCCTTATTTATTCTAGTTGTGAATCGTCTTGCTGTGCGTCTAAGTTTTAATAGATAAGGAGCTACTGTAGCGTCAGATGCAGCGTCCGGATCGACTGAAGCATTATTAGCCACCTGTTCAAATATGGTGTCCTGTGCTAGATATGGAACTTCGTACCAAGTGTTACCATCTGCATCCTTAACGGATTCAATTGCTATTACATTATTTGCTGCTAGTTTGAATTTGTCAAACTTTTTAGCAGTAGTTACATTATATTCCTCTATTACACTTTGTCCTGAAATCGCCTTCACTTTTGATTTGATTAGGAACGCATCGGGATCAGTACCATCTAAACTATATACAGACACTTCTGTTTTTGTAGATCCTGTATTCGCAAAATTGACATCTTCAAGAGTTGTGAATTCAACATCAGAGGTGTCCCCGGAAACCACCATACCCTGATTGACTGTTAATGCATAGTTCATATCCGGAACTTTCGCTCCTGCAGATCCTGTAGCAGGCACCCATAAATAAACGCTTAATTCTACGTGAGCAGGTCCTGTTGCCTTTGCTTTATAGCCAAGGGAATTAGCTATGTCTAGGATGTTGGATCTTTCCTGGGCTTGAGATAGTAGACTTTCTCTTAACTGATAGTCCGTATAGTATGATAACACATCGCCTACATAAGCACCCATTTCCATAAACATCATGCCAGGAGATGTTTCATTAAAATCATTATATGTGTCGGGAAAGTAGTTCTTTGCGAAATCTACAAGACCATCCCTTAGGTCCCCAAAATCTCTTCCTAAATATTTAACTTCTTTGTTTTTCATTCAAATTACTCTATGTAAATATAACTACAGTTTGGAGATCCATATCATTACCAAAAATAGTATAGTCTAGTCTAATCCTAAGTTCATTACTATCAAGACGATCAGTATTAACATCTACATTTTTAACGGTTACATATGGCAACCATTTGTTAATTTGAGTATTAATAGCATCAGTTACTTGGGATACAACCCCAGGAGTTATATTTTCAAATAATAGACCCTGCACCCCTATCCCAAAATCTGGATGGTAAAGTCGCTCTCCAGGGTTAGTTAAAACTAAATTCTTTATGTTGGCTTTAACTTGATCTGTAGTTGTGTATGTGGAATGGAATACCCCACCCGTAAATTTAGATGAGCCGATCTCTTGATCAGAATTCTCCATCGAACTAGACCCTTGATATGTTAAAATGGGAGTTGGGTATTTTCCCCCGGTGCCATTTACTAAGGGAAGTCCGATCCCAATTGCTACATCGGGTTCGAAATCTAAGGGGTTATATCTTTGTTCTTGTCTTGCCAATTACTTATTTCTTCATAGCCTTTACCAATTGGGAATAGTCCCTGGTGAATGCTTTCTCTAGGGATTCGTCCTTTTGTACTGCTGGGTTCGATAGTAGCTCGTTCATGCCAGGATTGGTTCCTCCACCTTGCATTGCTGCAAATGAAGCTCTTGCATCCTTACTATCAAATGTTCCCATCGATTTCCAATCATCAGAGTCTTTTGTTTGGCTCAATGCCTCTGTCAAAGATATTGGTGCTTCAGATTGTTTTTTTACTTCTGTGAGTGCAGACTTAACAGCTTTTTTAACCTCAGACTTAACTACAAGTCTGATGATCTCAACTAATTCTTTCTTTTTCATATGAATGTGTTCCTATAGCTATAAATATAAAGTTATTAGGTAATCAGGGATGGTTCTATTGTTCCAGGTTGCTAAGTCTAGTTTCAATACTTCCCAATACTGTTTGGGATTTCGCATTGATTCCTGTGGGGCCTGCTCCAGTTACAAATGGAGAACTACCGTCTGCTTGGGCTTTCATTTCTAATAAAAGGTCTTTTAGTATATCCATCATCTCGGTAAAATCAGCTTTCCATTCGGGGGTTGAAATTGATACTCCCTTTTTACCAGATATCACTACTGCGTCTTCCATAGAGTTTAGAACTATCTTATCGGAGGATAATATTATTTGGCTCCCAGCATATTGGTTTAGCTTTGCATATTCGGTAGGTAATTTATTAGAAGCTTCTATTTCAATCTGCTGTGTAGAGGATAGAATCAGATTTGACGAGCCGTCATTTAGATCTTCAGTTCTTGTAATTGTTTCAGATTCCCCTAGACCATTTGAAATTATGACTATAGGATCCCCGTCGGGTCCAGCACTATTCCAGAATGTTCTATCCTCCGATCCATTTGACGTGTTACTGATGCGTATGGCATTTCCCCACCGACCCTGTATTATGCGATCACCTTCAAAAGCAACAAGAGCAGATACCGAGGTGGTCGGAGCATATAGATCAGATTCCAAATCTCCGAAGGGACCCGTATTACCTGTGAAATTGACCAGAGGGTTTCCAGACTCTCTAGGCTTTGATATAATGGGGACTTTATTATTACTTATCTGGCCGAATACCCCGACCGTAGATATATAGCAAAAGGTTTTCGATTTCGTTCCGTCGGCGATTGCGAATCCAGGGGCTTCGACTAATAAAACCGTTTCCCCAACTAGGGGAATTTTAAGGTCAGAAGGATCTAAGGGGTTATACCAAGGAAGGTTCTCGAAGGATATTCCCTTTTCACTATCATATCTTCGGCCTCTAATAGAGCCTATACCAATCTCAAGATTATTTTTAAATTCTGGATGGTTCTCACTTAAAAGAACCTCCATCACCTGGACTGGAAATACTATCTCTCTATTTTTATCGAAGTTTCCACGGGTTGCACCCCTTGAGGTCGAAGAAAATAGTCTAGCCATTGGTTGTGACCTCTGCTTCTATCTGGTTAACAGTATCTAGCAACTGGCGTTTCTCTTCATCCGTTAATAGAACTCCATTAGCTGTGTCAGAAGCAGTTCTTGCCATTGCCCTTTGAACTATTGCGGCCATTTTAATAAGATGATCATCATTCTTTACACTTATGTCCATATACTCAGCTATAAGTGGCACAATGACTGTGGCATCACCTATATTTCTGATCATAGGCTGTAGATCTTTGATTAAACTGTTGATTTGCAATTCCTTTTTCTTTGCATTGGTATAAATATCGGACAGTAGATCCGAGAAATTTTTACCTTTAAATACTTCTTGTTCGCCGTTCATAGTGGTTCGTCTATGAATAAATATCCTCACACAGGGAAATGCCCCGATCATTACTGACCGAGGCACTCATTGTAACTCATTCCCCTAAGGGAATTTATTTATATGCTTTACTTTTTAATAAAAAATGAGCAA